TAGGTGTGTATGTGTTTATATCTTCTTGATCTGAGAATCTGATAAACATATCATCTTGTGTTGAAGTATCTCCAATAGTTGTTTCTGTTCCAAAGAATACTAAGTGTCTGTCAGGTGTTGATACTACCATGTGTCTTGATGCTGTTGGTGCACCTGTTATAATACTTGCTCTAGTTTCTGTGGCATTACCTAAATTAGAGTCCCAAGAGAAAACAGGACCATCGTGAATTAAACAAATAGCTTTGTCACCAAAATTATCAAGTGACCACATACCCGGATCTAAAGCTAAACCTTCTGCTGTCTGTTCATTCCATGCAGCATAGTCTGTACCATTAGTGACAGTGGCCCCGTCGCTATG